CCAAAGTTGCCGAAGAGAGCGCGACCCGGCAAGTAAACGCAATGCAGCGGATCATCGACAAGTCGATCAATCTGACCGCAGGGCGGAATCTGTTGTTGGTCGATCAGCCCCAGCAAAGCCTTAGCGGCTATGGTCTGCTGACCAATGGAGGGAAAGCCCCGGCCGCACCGGCTGCCACGCGCAAAACGCCTCAGCAACTGGCTGAAGAGCAGATGGCGCAAATTGTTGCTGGGACCACGCCAAACAAGCCCACCAAAACCCCCAAGGGGCCGAGCGAAAAAGGCGCGCTGACCTCCGCAATGAGCGCCTTCGATGAGCTGTACAAGAAGGCAGATCCGGCGGCCGAGGCAGTTCGCACGCTGACCAAGGCACAGGAGCAGCTGCAGCTCGCGCTTTCGAAGGGGAAGATCACGCAGGAGCAGTACGGTGTTGCGCTGGGCCAGGCATCAAGGGATTACGCCGCGGTCATCGCCAAGACAGGGGAGCTTTCCCAGGCTGAGCAATATCGGGCACAGATCCTCAAGCAGCTGCAGAATCAGCAGGATGCCGCCAATGCAGCGGCTGCGGCGGTTGGCATGGGATCCGAACGTGCAGGCAGAGAGCAAGAGCGCCTGAAGCTGGAGAAGGAAACCAACGACAAGCTGCTCGGCCTTAGAACTGAGTTGGCTAACGCCCAAGGCGAGAAGCAGCGGCAGGCTCTGCAAGCGCAGATCGACATCACCAACGAGATGTACCCGCAGCAAGTCGCCATCATGGAGAAAGGCTGGGCTCAAGTAGATGCTGCGCAAGCCAACTGGATGAATGGCATCACGGCCGGATGGGATAACTATCAGGCCAAAGTGCAGGATGTTGCTGGCCAGACACAGGTCATCATGACTGACTCGCTGGATGCGATCACGTCCGGCTACGGAAGCGCATTCTCGAAGATGGCCCTGGATGGCCAGACATTCGGAGAGGTTACGCGCGGCGTGTTTGACAGCTTGGCGCGATCCGTCCTCGATGGCCTTGGCCAGATGGCGGCTCAATGGCTGGTCAATCAGGGCATTCAGCTTGCTTTCGGGCAGACAGAAAACGCCATGCACATCGCCAAGATGGCCCGAATCGGGACAGAGACAGCTGCCGAAACGGCTAGCGTTGCAACCGTGACGACCGCAAAGGTCGCAGCTGATGGCGTGGCCACGGCTTCGTCTTTGGCAGCAACGGCCACTACTACCACGGCGCAAGTCGCGGCGGCCGGCACAACCCTCGCATCTTGGCTTCCTGCTGCACTGGTCGCCTCGATCGGCACCTTCGGCGCTGCGGCAGTCGTCGGCGGCGGCGCTCTTTTGGCGGCATTCGCCCTGATCAAAGGCTTCTCCGATGGCGGCTACACAGGACCAGGCGGCGTCAACGAGCCTGCCGGCGTAGTGCATAAGGGCGAAGTGGTCTGGTCGCAGGCCGATATCAGTCGGTTCGGTGGCGTAGCGGCGGTCGAGGCTATGCGCCGTGGCGAGGCCATGCCGGCGGGAGTCAGCTCGTCAGGAGGAAGTACCTCAAAGCCTTCCGGCAGCACGACCAGTTCTGCGCCAAGCGAAAGGCCGATGGTCGTCAATCTGCACGAGGATGCCAGCCGAGCAGGGCAGGTCAGTCGTCGCCAGCTCGGCGAGCAGGACGTGATCGACATCTGCGTAGCCAACATTCGCGGAGAAAAAGAACTGCACCAAGTGAACCAAGAGAAGTACGGCTTGCAGTCAAAGGGTGTCTAATGCGTTAACATAGGGTCTCTTCAGAGGGACTGAATGGAGCCCCAATGAGCAACCCCATCAACATCGCCTACGCCTCGGTCGGCAACGACTTGTTTGTCGATACGATCGAGGCGACCTGTTCCGCGTGGGCGGCCCCGATCCTCATTTGCTCCGGCTACGAGGATCGCGTCTGCGGGACAGAGGACGGGCGCACGCTCGTCTTTTTGGCGATGGCGGTGGAAGAAGCCCTGCCAGTGCAGGACAACAGCGGATACCAGAACCTGAACATCGCCCTGGACAACGTCAACGGCAAGGTTCAGGCGGCAGTCGAGCTGGCGCGTGCAGCATCGGCGCGCATCGTTCTGACGAAGCGTCGATACCTTGAAAGCAACCTGTCTTACCCGGCAGAGCGCTATCGGCTATCGGTGCTTAACCGGCAGTACGCCAACGACGTGGCCACGCTGACGTGCGGCATGCTCGACCTGCTGGGGACGGCTTTCCCACGCAACAAGCTGACCTCCGAAAGAGCACCGGGGCTGATCTTCATATGAAGGACATTGCGGATTACCTGTCGGCACCTTACCGGGATGGCGCACGTGGGCCGCTGGCCTACGACTGCTATGGCCTGGTCAACGCCGTGCGTCACGAAGTGTTCGGCCTGCCGCTGCTGCCATCGCTGGGCGGTGTCGGGCGGTCCAAGCTGCGCGAGAACACCAAGGCCTACCGAGAGGTCAGCGCCGGCCTGGAAGAGTGCCTGCCAGAGCCTGGGGCTATTGCCTCGGCGCTGATTGGTGAGTTCCTGGATCACGTCGGCGTGGTCGTGTACCTGGACGGCCAGATGAAGGTGCTCGACACCAACCCGGGCGGCCCCCGCATTCGCACCGTGCGCGACTTCGAGGCACGCTATCAACGAGTGGTGTACTACCGATGACTGTAGAATTCTTCCCCAACAAAATGGCCGACGCGCAGCCGCTGGCCACGTTCACCACTGACCGTCGCATGACCCTGGAAGAGTGGTTGCTTGAGCAAACCCCGCTTTATAAGCGCGGCGAGGCTCAGCCGGTCAGCATCGCCATCAACGGCGAAATGATCGAGTCGCGTCTGTGGCACAAGGTCAAGTTCCGGCCGGCGGATCATGTGCAGGTCTGGAACGAGCCGAAGGGTTCCGACCCGTTCACCATTACCGCCTTGCTGATCGTTGCCGCATTTGCCGCGACGAAGCTGCTCATGCCCAAGATGCCCGGGATGCCGTCCAACACTGGCGTCGCCCAAGGCAGCCCGCTTGATGAAGCCAGCGCCAAGGGCAACAAGGTCAAGCTGGGTGAGCTGATCCGCAACATCGCCGGACACCAGAAGGTGTACCCGTCGTACCTGGCTGAGCCGCGCACCTGGTTTGCCGCGCCGCGCGAAAAGTGGGTGGAAATGCTGCTGTACGTCTCCGAAGGCGACGTGGACATTCCAATCAATAAGATCAAGGTGGGTGAAACCCCGCTGATCTCCCTTGGTGCCGATGCCCAGGTTGCGATCTACGCGCCCGGCGCTGACGTGTCTGCCGATACCGCCTCGATGTTATGGTTTAACGCGAAAGAAGTCGGCGCGAGCAGCAGCGGTACGTCGGGGTTGGAATTGACCGTATCGACCAACATCACCCCGTCAGCAACGGCCTCGGCCTATCAGTTCAACGGAAACACGATTGCAATCCCGGCCGGCGCTGGCAGCTTCCCGACTGACTGGGAGACCGGTCTGGTGATTCGTGCGCTCGCCCCGTATGAGTACACCGTAGTCGATGGCGGGGCGGGCCGCGACATCGTGCAAGGCCCACTGGAAATGCTCGCACCGGTTCCCGGTATGCTCATCGAAGTGGCTGGTGCAAACGCGGGCAACTACGTCGTCAACAGCTTCACGCCGTATGCGCCGGCCGTGCCTCCGACCGCGGGTACCGCTTCGACGATTCTCGGATCGAGCATTCCAGCGCGCTATGACTTCGACGTGACGCCGCTGTCGGTCACTGTGACGCTGGGCGGAACGCCGTATGCGGTCAACCTGACAACGGCAACGACCAACCTTGCCGGCCTGGTATCGGCATTCAACACGGCCAAGGGTTCGGCGCCATTCATTGCCAGCGCTTCATCTGGCCGCCTGCTGATCACTCAGTTCGGCACCTTTGGCGGTGAGAGCATGGTTGCCACCGGCGGCACCGATATCCTCGGCAGCAGCCCGACCAATACCACTGGCACGCCAGCCAGTGCCGGCACGCCTGAAGTGCCGGCGCAAATGACTTTGGACTACGACGGCGGCGCACCGGTTAATGGTCTGGCGCTGGGCACCGGCCTGGCCACCATTGGACCGCGCGGCCTGCGCTACCGGATCACGGCGTTTAGCCCCTCGATCATGACGGTTGACCGGCTTACTGCGTCGGGATCAGTTGATGCCGGATGGATCGGCTTCGATGCGATGGAAACCGTAAACGGTATGGTCAGCCTTGATCCATCAAGCCTGCAGGGCGGCTATCGCGGGCCGTACTCTTGCGCGCCCGAAGGGGAAAAGGTGACGCGGATCGAGTGGACCGTGGCCTACAACCAGGGACTCATCGGTCTAGGCCGCAAGGGTGATGAATACGCGATCTACTCACAGCATCAGTTCGAGTATCGCGATATGGATGTCGCGGGGGCGTGGACCGTGATCACGAAATCGGTCACAGGTCATTCGCGGGATGCGCAAGGCTTCACATTCTGGGTCGACCTGCCGTACCCGATGCGACCGGAATGCCAAATCAAGCGCCTGCCAAAGGGTGGCGGCGCCAACAGCAGTGAGTGGATTGATAGCCCGGCGTGGGAAAGCTTGCGCGGCTTGCGTCAGACGCGGCCGACCAGCTATCCGGGAATGACCGTTATGTCAGTCAAGATTCGCGGCGGTGATCGGCTGTCTGCGCAAGCGGAAAGTCAGGTCAACGGGGAGGCAACCCGCGTGCTGCCGGTTCGCTCTGGCGGAGTTTGGCAGCCGCCGGTAGCGACCCGCGGCATCGTGCCCTGGTGCCTCAATGTGCTGAAGTCGCTGGGCTACGAAGACGGCGACATCGACCTGGCCGAATGGGATCGGCTTGACCTGGTATTCAACGCCGCCGGCCAGTATTACGACGAGACCATCGATGAAAGCAGCACCGCCAAGGATCGCCTCAACGATGCGCTGGCCTGCGGCTTTGCCGAGCTGACCATCAAGAACGGTCTGGTCAGTCTGGTGCGTGACGAGCCGCGGGCGATATTTGATATCACCTACGGCCCGAAGACGCAGACCTACTCCCCACAGAACATGACCAAGAAGCTCAGCATCGCCGGGCCGCTGACATCGCTCAACGACATTGATGGCGTGGATGTCGAGTATTACTCGAACATTACTTGGGCCTGGGAAACGGTGCCATGCCGCTGGCCAGGCGATGCCGGCAACAAGGTCGAGAAGGTCAAGCTGCCCGGTGTTGGCGATCGTGATCGCGCCTATCAGTTCGGCATGCGCCGTCGCGGTCACCAGAAGTTCCGCCAAGACACCTACACCTGGGAAACAGAACTGGCTGGCATGAACTCGGGCTACCTGAGCTTCTGCGCGGTGGCCAGCGACACCCCCGGGCAATGCCAGAGCGCCGAGCTTGTCAGCGTTACGGCGGTTACCGGGGGCTTCCTGCTGGAGTCTTCAGAGCCGATCGACTGGTCAGTGCCTGAGATCTACAAAGTCGGCATCAGTCGTGCTGATGGCTCTCTCTCGGGTCCCTACCAAGGGACGCAGATCGACGATTACCACGTCCAGGTCGCCGATCTCGACTTCGTGCCAGACACCAGCATGGACGGAAACATGAAGTTGCCTCAGCTGCTGATCGGGTCTGCGTCGAAGTGGGCCTACCCGGTCCTGGTCACGCGCTCCGACCCATCCAACGGAAACGTCGCACTCAAGGGTATGCCCTATGACGCGCGCGTTTACACCTACGACAGCGCTCCGGCGCCATAAGGACGGCAAATGATCCAATACCCGGAAGGCCTGCCGTATCCGCTGCGCGACGGCTACGACATGAACACGACAGACCCGGCCGCTCACACACCACTGGCGAACGGGCAGATCATATCGCGCCGCAAGTTCAGCAGTGTTCCGACCTTCCCCGAGGTCACTTGGGAGTTTGACGACGGCCAGGCGCAGATTTTCATGGCCTGGCACCAGTACATCCTGAATGAGGGCGTCGAGTGGTTCGACTGCCCGCTCAAAACGCCGATCGGCATTGATACCTATCAGGCAAAGTTCAAGGGCATGTACAGCGGGCCGACACTGGTCGGCATTTCCCGCTGGCGCGTTAGGGCCGTCCTGCAAATGCTCAAGCGCCCAATCATCGACAAAGACTGGCTGATCTACGCCCCCGAATACGTCCTGCACTCGAACATCGTCGACCTCGCTGCGAATCGCGAGTGGCCGGAGGCATGACCGTGGATGCACAAAAAACTAATTCGCCCATCGGGCTAAGCATGCCTGGAGCTAACGCATGACAATTTACGCCACGTTCAACCCGATCGGCAGCACTAACCCAAAAGACCTGATCGACAACGCGCAGAACATCGACTACCTGATCCTGGGGCCGCTGCTCAGTTACCCGGATCGGCGTGGCGTCAATCGCCTGTCTTGGGCCGGCATTGAGGCGTCGTTTGCGGCCGCCCAGGCTCAGCGAGCCGCTGACTTCAACGCAGCCCAGTCCCAGCGCGCAGCTGACTATGCAGCATCCGAACAGAGCCGCGGCTACGAAAATCCAGTGCCGTATGCTGCCGGCATCGCACTGACTCGCGTGACTCAGCTCGTTCAGTACAGCTCCGAACTTTACAAGGCGAAAGCTGGCACTCTGCCATGGGTGACAACCGGAGTTTGGGCCACCGATTCGGCAAAGCTGGTTTCTGTTGGCGATGCGGCGCTGCGCCAAGAGCTGGCCGACCCAGATGAAGGTGCGGCGATGGTCGCTCTTCCGATCCCGCTTCCCTCGTCGATCCCGCGGAGCGTTGCTGATGCGTTCGGCGACAGGCTGAACATGCTTAGCTTTCGGACGCCTGCCGTAGATGCGGGTCGTTGGGATATCGCGCTACAGGCAGCGATTGCTAAGGTCGAATCCCTCGCTGTTGCTGCGAACCGAACGCACGGGCTGCCCGTGATCGAGGTGCCGGGGGGACTTTACCCAATGGGTGCCCAGATCACTACCCGGCCATGGATCAAGATTGTCGCCGTTGGCAGCGTCACCTTCGACTGGTCGTCGGTCCCTGCCAGTAACGGCTTCGTAATCAACAACGAAATATCTATTCCTGACGTTCTCTTGAAACACCCCGGCAACCACTCGCCATGCCTGAATGGCGGACAGGGCACCATCACCCTGTTGGGCTCTGGCAAAGATACGTCCACAGGCAGCGCGCTACTAATCGGCAACTCTGCCGCAGGGTTCCAGCCATGTCGTGACACCCGCCTGTCTTGCGTTGTCGTGACTGGGTGGGATAACGCTCAGAAGTTCAACCTACGCGACACCTATCTCTTCAGTGCTACCGATTGCCGATTTGAGAACAATAACAAAAACATCAACGTGCCGACCGGGACCAACACAAACTCGGGCGAGCGGATGCAGTACTACAGCTGCACGTTCGCATTGGCCGACTACCAGCTTTATCAAGACAATGTAACTTTTGACTTCACCTTTATAGGCTGCTCGTTTGACTTCTTTGGTCACTTGGTTACATACGGCAGTAGTGCTGCCTACTGCTCTTCCCGATTCACTAGCTGTTATTTCGAAGGGTGGGACGGACTCTTGGTTAACGCTGCTAACCCAGCTGACCAGGTAGCGGTTTTCTTCAGTGACTACGTGCTTCTCCCCCGGCGCTGGAAAGACTCCGCCGTGGTCAATTCCCCGTCGCGCGTCCTTGTTAATACTAACGATAAAGTATCCGTATCGTGGACGCCGGGCAAGATTCGATACGAAACTAGGCCTTACCTTGAGGACAGCTATACGTTTACGGCGGCGACGCGCCTTGAGGCGTACTCCGGCTACCACTTCAACCCGCAAATGGGCCTGCCGTCTGCAGCGAACATCATTAATCGCGATTATGACTTTCAGATCGATGCTGACGGAACACTGGGCAGCGCCCTTACGGCATGGGAGCGCCTTTCTGGGTTTACTGCGATAACCACCAACCAAATCGCCACGGTATCGAGCAAGAAAGTGTTGCAGTTAGTCGGAACCAACGACACGACGGCGGCAATCACCTTTCGCGGCAAGGACAACATATCCGCGAAACCTGGTGATCACTTCATGTGTACCGCTTGCATTCAAGCAAACGGTGTAACGGGTAATATCAACGTTCTTATGGGAGTTGAGTTCTTTGATATCGCCGGAGTTTCCTTGGGGACGCTCCCGACGTTCCGGCAATACACATTCAAAGATGCGCTGTCTGATGCAACGCTGCCAAACTTCGCTAGTGGGGGAGCCCGGTATATGGACACTACGGCATTCAAAGCTATAGCCCCAAAAAACACAGCCTACGGTCGCGCCAGATTCACCCTTACCGGATTCAGCGGGACGGTTAATGTGAGTCGCGCCCGAGTCTGGAGATTCTAGATCGCCATCAAGCCCGCCAATCGAGCGGGCTTTTTCATGCCCGGAGAAAAGTATGCCAATCACATCGCAGCAACTACTGCAGATCCTCCCGAACGCCGGCAAACAAGCCGGCGTTTTTGCGTCTGCGCTCACGCTGGCCATGGACAAGTACCAGATCAACACACGCCTTCGCATGGCGGCCTTCATCGCCCAGGTCGGTCATGAGTCTGGCCAGTTCCGTTACGTGCGCGAGCTGGGCGGCGACCAGTACCTGAGCAAGTACGACACCGGGCCTCTGGCTGCACGCTTGGGCAACACGCCAGAGGCTGACGGCGACGGCGCGAAATTCCGTGGCCGTGGCCTGATTCAAGTAACGGGCCGCGATAACTACCTCGCATGCAGCAAGGCCCTGTTCGGCGATGACCGCCTGCTGCGCACGCCTGAGCTGCTGGAGCAGGCCGAGTGGGCGTGCAAGTCGGCGGCCTGGTTCTGGAATTCGCGCAACCTGAACGCGCTGGCTGATGCCGGGGATTTTATTAGTATCACGAAGCGCATCAACGGCGGCACGAACGGCATGGCAGAGCGCCAAGCTTTCTATAAGGCAGCGCTGAAGGTGCTGGTCTGATCGGACCAGAACGGGTGGCGGGCTTATGCGGATAGCTCGTCAGCTTCCCCAGCTCATACGGAAATATCGCCGAGTCACGCTAACGCAAAACCCCCAGGATGCCGAGGTTGCTCCGAGATCCTTCGGCGATACGTGCCGCCATGGAAGCCTGAGCCACACAACGGCAAACACCAAATGCAGAGTTATCATTGCCCTTGGGTCATGATCCCTAAGCGCGTACATGGTCGCTGAATACGTCACACCGAAAAATCGTGCTGGGTTGCTCCCGACTTCAATTGTTTTGCTCATCCTGATCTTCCTTTCGTGTGGGTGGCGGGCTTGTATGGTTACGGCTTGCGGTAGCCTGCATCGTACAGCGCCTGAAGTCCGTCCTTCCGATGGCCTTCAAAGTTTGACGAGAACACAGCATCCATTTCTTCGATGGCGGCCTGACGCTCTTGCTGGGCGATCTGCTCGGGCGTGCGGATTGGGCGGAATGATCCGATTCGCAGTCCGTCGTAAATGTAAGGGTATCCGCTGCCTATCTCTGTCCTGAAAACAGCGCACTCCGCATCCCAGGCAAGGATAATGCAGCGGCACCAGTCGTCCCCGTGGGGATTGGCTGCCTCGCATATCACCCCAACCGGCGGCAATCCTTCGCCATCCCACTTAATCTGCGCTACGTTTTGCGATTCGTCGTTTTGTGGCGCTTGATCCGTACTCATCGACTTTTACCCTCCATAACGATATCGGACATGCGACCCGGCCGCGGGATCACTCGGTAGACTTCGGTGCCGCGCGGATCCGCTGCAAGCCCTTCAAGAACTGCCGCGACATATTTGCGCTGAAGGCTCACGGTTTCGCCGCGCTCGAGCATGGCACGGATTTCAGTAATTGTTGCCATCACTTCACCTTCAGGCCGGAGGCCTCGATGGCTTGTTCATGGCGAAGACTGGCGAAGTTGTACCCGCAGTCGAAGGTGTCTTTACAACGCTCGGTGCCCCACGCTTTCTGACAGTCCTCGATGCCGTCATCCGGCAGCTCGATCACCAGCGTGGCGCGGGATGCCTGCCAAGCCCACCATGCAATCGAATCGGTGTAATGCTGGTAGCTACCATCTGACTTTCTTTCGCTTAGCGAGTACAGCGCCGTCTCACGAAACCCTTCACCGCATCGAGCCACCAGATCGGCGACATATGCAAATTCAAACTCTTCGCGCATTTTCTCGACATCCATTGCCTTCCCCTTATCTGTATTTTTCCATCCGGGGGATTTAAACCCCCGGTCGGTCGTTGTATTCCGTGGCCTGTAGCGGTGTGGTAGCTAAAAAGCTGCTGAAACTGATATTGAGACAATCTATCTAGTCCCCACAAAGGGACCATTTATATCAATGACATCTGGCTTGATGGGGTTGGCGGCATTCCGAATTCGGCGTGACCAATAGTCCCTTTCTATTGACATCCTCTCCGCACTGAATGGCGGAGATTCCTACAGCTAGACGGCGATGCCCCGCCGCGAGAATGTTCCTGGCCGCATTGATATCGCGGTCGTGGGCTGTACCGCAGCCTACGCAGGTCCATTTTCTTATTCGCAATCCGGCTCTACCTTTCGGACTGCTGCTGGAAATGACTCCGCAGCACGAGCAGGTTTGGGTGGTATACCTCTCATCAACTACTTCAAAGACAACGCCTGCCCGTTGGCACTTTTGCTTCAGCATTGTCTTTAACCGGCTCCATCCCGCATCAAGCGTGGACTTTGCCATCTTGGTCTTCACCAGATTGGCGCTGGCCACGTCGCCAACAAACACGGCCGCGTAGCGTCTCGCCATCTGGGTCGTGAACTTGTGTCCGGCATCTTGGCGCTGGTTTCGGATTTTTGCGTACAGAGCCCTTACTCGCGATTTTTTTCCTGCGCGCTGCGCCAATCCTATTTTTTGTTCAGTGGCACGATACTGACGACCAACAAGCACATCGCCGTCTGACGTAGTGGCAGCCGCTTTAAGGCCAAGATCGATTCCTACGGCATCGGTTCCGCTGGCGGTTTTGCCTTCTGCCTGGATGGACGCATTGAAGTACCAGCGTCCACGGGAGTCCTCGCTAAAGTTTCCAGCCCTAAGCTCGTACTGGCCTAGTCCGTAGCTATCCCAAATCCCCAGCTTATGACCTAAGAACTGTATCTGCCCGGACTTGTATTTCGCTGCTCCAGTCTTGAATGGTACCCAGCCAAGGCTGTACTTCGGACTGGTCCGGTTCGATACGCGCCAGTTCAGCCTTTTTCGCTTGAACTGCTTGCGCCTGGCAGCGTACTCCGCGCCCACCTCTTGAACAGTGTGACTGCCAATGGTCACACCATCGATCTTGCTAAATCCGCTGGTGTACTTCTGCAAATCGAAGGACGTCATATATACCGATCGCTCGCGAATTGAGCGGTGGCTGAGCTCGTTCAAAAAGTTCCAGACCTGATTTACGTCGCGAGCCATCTGCCTAAGCAGTGGGGCATGCTTGTCTTTTATCCGAACCCTTAGCGTTTTGGTATACATGCTCATATTCAGCCCTCCTTGTTGATTGCCATGAAAACTCACCCCTCAATTTTGATGAGTGAGATTCACCCTCGCGAAACGGACTGCCCGGCCTCATTTGCCAGCGCCTCAAGCGCGAACTGCACGGTGTACGGTGCCGACCTATGCTGGTCGCTACCATCTTCCGCAAGGTAGTAGCGCATCATCCGGTCGCTGACCCCGAGCAGGTTTGCGGCTTGCCTCTGGCTGGTGCCGGCCTTGTCCAGCAGCCCGCGCAGATATGCCGGGTCTGGGTTGTAGGTTGTTGCGTTTGGCTTCATTCGTGACATCCATTGGCGGGAGCGAGAAGCCCCAGCCAAGGGGCTCCATGCGGTTACTCGGCGGGCTTGAAGTTGCTCAGAAAGTCAGATTGGCGGCTTCTCCCAAAAATCCATTTCCCCTCAACTTGATACTCAAGAATCCCGAAAGGCTTTCGTTCGGTTACAACAAGGATCACTGTCTTTCCGTTCTTGCTTGACAGCCATCGGCTACCTATTGCTACTAAAGCTGGCTTCCCCATTTCGTCTTTCTCCGTTGTTCGCCTCGCCTGAGTGGCTGGCATGGGTCTTACTATATAGGAAACTATTTCCTAAGCAAGAGATATTTTCTTACCTCTTTCGGGCTCGCCAAACATCGCCGCCGCCTTATCCCCCGAGGAGTCGCCATCGGTTGGAATCCAGCGCCCGTATACCCGCGCAATCATGAGCCACGACGCATGCCCCATCTGCTTGGACACCCACATAGGATGCTCGCCCGCGCTCAGCATCATGGATGCGTAGGTGTGCCGGGTTTGGTACGGGTTCCGGTAGCGCACGCCTGCCCGGCGAATGGTCGGCGTCCAGAATGACTTTCGGATCTCCTGGTCACCGTTGAATGCCCGGTTGTGCCTCGGATCGTGGAAAACGGCCTTCCCTTCTATATAGGTGTGCTCGCGCTGGGCCTTCAGCGCCTCGAACGACATGGGCAGCAGGCGCACGCTACGCACCCCGGCCGCTGTCTTCGGCGTCTCTGCCTCGCTGGCTGCTGCCGTCAGCCCCCGCGACACCCTCACTTCCCCGCGATGCCAGTCAATGTCGCCCCACTCCAGCGCGACCAGCTCCGACGTGCGCAGTCCGGTCCAGAAAGCGAACTGCAACAGGTTCCGATACTGCCCGGTCGCTGCCGCCAGAATGGCCCGCTGCTCGTCCGGGCTGAATGGGTCGATCTCGTCCTCGGTGCGCGGCTTGCCCTTCACTGAATACGTCCAGCCGGCCAGTGGGTTCGATTCGATCAGCTCGTCATCCACGGCATCGCTCAGGGCCGAGCGCAGGCACGATTGCACGTTGGCCAGCCGCTTGTTCGTGGCCGACATCTTAGCCATGGCCGCCTTGACCTCTTTGCGCGTGACCGATGCCAGCGCCAGGCCGCCCAGCGCCGGGACCAGAACCCCGGCAACGATCTTGCGGTAACCGTCCAGCGTGGACGCCTTCAATATGCCGGCCTTGCGCTCAAGCCATTCATCAAGGTACTGACCCAGCGGCACCTGTCCCGACTGGCCGACAGCCGATGCCGCCCGCTTCGACCGGGGGAACGCCTCGGCATAGTCAAACTCGCCCCGGTGAATCGCCAGATCAATCGACGCCTTCTGCTGCTGCGCCCGTTTCAGGTTGGCCGGCGTAGGCTCCAGCGGCAGGCGCTCCCGGCACTGGCGACCAGCCAACATAAAACTGATTTCGATACTACTCTTTGATGCTGCGCGCACCCCGCGTTTAGCTGCCATATACGCTACCCCTGACGTTGGCATCCACCCAGCCTAAGTGGCCAGGATTCCCACAATTGGACGCTCATGCCCGAGCGCGAGAATGTTCTTTGCGGCGTTTACGTCGCGATCATGGGTCGCACCACACCCACAACAAGTCCATTCTCTTATTCCAAGCCCCGCGATACCTTTCGGCCTCGAGTCTGGCAATTGCTTGCAGCTCGAACAAGGCTGGGTGGTGTTCCTTTCGCTGACAACCTTGAAAACAATGCCTGCGTGATCGCACTTATAACCCAGCATCGTTTTCAACTGACCCCAACCTGCATCCATCACAGACTTGGCCATCATGGTTTTCGCGAGCTTCAGTGAGCTTACGTCGCCAACCACAATCAATCCGCACCTCGCTACCAGCGCAGTGCTGAACTTTTGCAGAGCATCTTTGCGTCGATTTGCGATCTTGGCGTTAATCGCTCGAGCCCTGGCCTTCTTTCCGGCGCGGTGAGCATTGCCAAGCGACTTCTCGAGGTCACGATAGAATCGTCCGCTCTCGAGCTTGACGCCATCGCTGCAGGTGGCTGTTGTCTTCAGGCCAAGATCGATTCCGATGGCATCTTGGCCTGTTGAAATCTTCCTATCGACTTCTACAACGACATTGAAATACCAGCGCCCTCTAGAATCCTCGTTGAAACTCCCTGATCGGAGCTTGTAGCTGGCCAGGCCGTAGCTATCCCAGACCTTGAAATATTTTTTTCTAAGGCAAACCTGGCCATTTTTCCAGGTCGCATTGCCTGTCTTGAATGGAATCCAGCCAAGGCTTCTATTGGGTCCGCTCGACTTTCTCCAGCGAAGCTGCGTTTTCTTGAATTGCCTGCGCCTGGCGACGTATTCATCGGTAATGCTGTTAATCGTCGAACTATTAAGGCCGAGAAGTTTGCTGGATCCGGCAGTGTAGTAATTGATATCGAATGGCGACAGAAAGCGACCGCGCTCACGAATCGATCTACTGCTAAGTTCGTTCGCATAATTCCAAACGAAATTCACTGCGCGCGCCCACTCACGAAGCTGCGCAGCATGCTTGTCGCGAACTCGAACTTTGAGGGTCTTAAGCGATTTCGTATCGTTCATAGCATCTAATATAGTGGAACCGCTCATAATCTCGACCTCCGATGGATTCGCGATAGCATGAATTTTTCAGTAGGAATTAAGGGGGCTTAGCTGGGCGATCCTTTGCGACTCTCATCCCTTCACACTCCAAACGCTGCCGTCTACCAGGTCACCGCGGCGAACAAACTTCGCCCCGCCCGTCAGGTGATGCAGGATCGCGAACTCGGCAGAAGTGCGAGCCAGCGAGTAGGTGCGCCCGGTCGG